AAGACGCGGCCGCGCTGAACAATCGACCGGCGCGATGACGCCCGCGCTGCGGAGCAGCGACGACGCCCGCCCTGCGGAGCAGCGACGACGCCCCCCCTGCGGAGCAGCGACGACGCCCCCCCCTGCGGAGCAGCGACACGCCCGCGCTGCGGAGCAGCGACACGCAAAAGCCTCATAATCAGGAGACTGCATGACGATCGAGACCCAACCCGGCGTCGCCGCTCGCAGCGCGGGCGCTGACGCCGCACCAGGCGCTGCCGCCCCCGTTGTTGCGCCAGCCGTCGCGGCGCCTGCCGCCCCGGTCGCGCCGCCCGCGGCCCCGGTTGCGCCGGTCGCAACGCCGCCGGCCGCGCCGGCCGCGACGTCACCAGGGACGCCGCCCGCGGCTGCCGCGACTCTGCTGGGTGCGGACGCGCCCGCCGATCCTGCGGCGACCGCAGCGGCCGAGGCGGCTGCGGCAGCCGCAGCAGCGCCGGAGCCGATCGTCTACCAGGAATTCAAGTTGCCCGAGGGCATGACGGCCGACGCCGAGGGGCTGGCGTCGTTCAAGGAAGCCGCGGCCGGCCTGAAGCTGTCGCAGGAGCAGGCGCAGCAGCTGGTCGGCCTGTACGCCGCGCGCCAGGCCGCGGCCGCCGAGGCGGCGCAGGCGGCGCAGGTGGCACTGACGCAAAGCTGGGCCGAGGCGACCAAGGCGGACGCCGAGTGCGGCGGCCCCAAGCTGGACGCGGCCGTTGCGCATGCGCAGCGCGCACTTGACCGATTCGGGACGCCGGCGCTGCGCGCGACATTGCGCGACGGGCTCGGCAATCATCCCGAGATTATCCGTGTGTTCTCACGCATCGGGGCGGCGCTCGGCGAGAGCGAATTCGTCCAGGGCAACGGAGCCGCGGCGCCGCCTGTCTCTGTCGCGAAACGGCTCTACCCGACGATGAACCCGGGCAAGACCTGATCGCCACTCGCTACGGCCCTTAGGCAAGGCCGCTACCCCGCGCCGTGAGGCGCCGGGCTTCCCCTCTTAGATGGAGCCTTAACAATGGCATACGTAAGCTCTACCGCGCTGACTCTCGTGGACTGGATGAAGCGCGTCGACCCCGACTCCAAGATTGCGAACGTGGTCGAAATCCTGTCGCAGCAGAATGACATCCTCGATGACATGCTGTTCATCGAGGGCAACCTGCCGACCGGGCACCGCACCACGCTGCGCACCTCGCTGCCGACCGGCACTTTCCGGTCGATCAACAGCGGCGTGCTGCCGACCAAATCCACCAGCGCGCAGATCGAAGACGCCGCGGCGATGCTGGAGACCTATTCGGAAATCGACCAGGCGCTGTGCGAGCTGAACGGCAATGACGAGGAATTTCGTCTTTCGGAAGACAAGGCGTTCTTGGAGGGCCTCAATCAGCAGATGGCCGGGACGCTGTTCTACGGCAATCAGCGCATCTCGCCGCAGACGTTCACCGGCCTGGCGCCGCGCTACAACACCGTGCAGACCGCGGTGACGCCGACCGCGACCAATGTGCTCGACGCCGGCGGGCTCGGGAGCACGAATACGTCGATCTGGCTGGCGGTGTGGGGCGACAACAGCCTCGCCGGCTTCTTCCCGAAGGGCGCGAAAACCGGCGCCGGCCTGACGATGGAAGACAAGGGCCTGCAGACGATCTACGACGGCGTCGGCGGCGGCGTCGGCGGCCGCTACGAGGCGTATCGCACCCATTTCCTGTGGAAGATGGGCCTCACCGTGCGCGACTGGCGGTTCTGCGTTCGCATCGCGAATATCGACGTGACGGGGCTGCCGGTGACCGGAACGCTCGGCTCGAACAACCAGCCGAACCTGTCCGGCAAGGCCGATCTCATCACGCTGATGCAGCGCGCGATGCGCAAGATCCCGAACATGGGCATGGGTCGCCCGGCGTTCTACGTCAACCGTGCCGTGGCCTCGGCGATCGACATCCAGGCCGCGAACCGCCCGAACCTGCTGCGCAGCGTGGAGGACGTGATGGGCAAGCGTTACGACACGTTCCAGGGCATTCCGATCCGCATCTGCGATCAGTTGCTGGGCAGCGAAGGCCGCGTGACCTGACGCCGACCGGCCCGGGGCGCAATCCCCGGGCCATCCGCCCAACATCTGAAACGCCACGCTACGGAGCAGCGACGCACACGCCGCAAATCGGCCTAGGAGGGCCTTGCAATGATCACCGACGCTTTCAACACCTTCTCCAACGCGCAGACGATCGCCGCGACGGGCACCACCGCCAGCACCAACACCATCGACCTGTCGGCCCCGCGCGACATCGGCGCCGGCCGCGCGGTCAAAATCTACTTCGACGTGACGACGTCGTTCTCGCAGAGCGTCGCCGGCGGCAGCGTTGTGCTGGAAGTGGTGGCCGATACCAGCCCGCTGTTCAACGCAACCCCGACCGTGCTGAACAGCACCACGGTGGCGGTCACGGCGCTGGTCGCCAGCGCGCCGATCTTTGTCGGCAACCTGAATTTCGAGCCCTACGCCGGCGAGCGATACCTGCAGGCGCAGTATATCGTGCAGAACACTACGCTGACGGCCGGCGCGATTTCGTCCGGCCTGGTGGTCGATGCCCAGGCCGACGAGTACTACCCGTCCGGTATCAACGTGGTGGGGGTGTAAGCCAGTGCTGCGCATCCGCATCACCGCCGACACCTTCCTGGCGATCGGCCCGCAGCCGGTCGAGTTCAAGCTGAACAGCGCCAAGCAACAGGTGAAAATCCCTGGCGTGCATGGCCGCGTCTACGAGCCGGGCGAGGAAGTCGAGATCCCCGAGCGGCATCCAGACGGGCGGCCGTTCGTCCTGAACCCCGATACCATGGAGCTGCTGGACGGCACGCCGATCGAGCCGGACCCGGCGGACGTCCCGCTGACCGTGGAACAGGAGCTCGCGCTGGCGCGGCGCGAGCTCGCCGAGCTGCGGACGGCGGCGGCGACGACGCGGGCCGGTGTGGTGACCGAGCCGAAAGGCCGCCGCTGACTCTGCGGCGCTGACAGACGGGCGGCCGGGGCAACCGTCACCGCTTGCGGTGCCAGCACCGTGCCGCCCGTGCTGTGCGTGCCGACCGCGCCCGCGCTGTGAAGCGTCGGCGCCTTCCCTTCGATGGAGGCTACCGCGATGCCGTTCGGCCTGACGCAGCTGCAAGTCTACAATCGCGCATTGGACGCGCTCGGCGCGCGGGCGCAGCTGGTGAGCGTGACCGACGTCAGCCCCGAAGCCAACGTCCTCAACGACAACTTCACCAGCGCGTTCAACTTTCTGTTGGAGACCTACGACTGGTCTTTCGCGCGTGTCTTCACGCCCCTGGTGCCAGCGCCGACCGGTGACATTCTGCCGGGTTGGGCAGGCGTGTACAGCATGCCGGCGAACGCGCTGGCGTTCCTGGGCATCTGGAACGGCACGGTCTGGGGCACTCAGCCGGTCATCAACTTTGAAGTCGCCTTCAACGGCGTGACCGGCGAGATAATCGGCACGAACCGCGCCTCGCCGGTGGGCGTCTACACGTACGCCCTGACCGATCCCTCGCAGACGTCGCCGCTGTTTTCCGACGCGCTGGTGTACGCGCTGGCGAGTCAGTCCGCGCTGGACATCACCGGCTCAGCGCAGATCGGGCCGGCGCTGATGTCCGTCGCGATGAACCAGCTGGAGAACGCCAAGCAGCGCGACGGCACGCGCCGGCGCATCGCGGTCGGCACCCGATACGAACCCGCCTGGATCAGGGAGCGCGGCTGATGTCCGATTGGTGGGGCTATGAGGGCGGCGGCTGCGGCCCCGTGCCGCCGTATCCGTACAGTGTGCCGGGCCAGGGCCCGAACCTGACCAACATTGACGCATCGCTGGCGCTGGTGACGCCGTCCGACACAGGCATCTCCACGCCGTTGACGTCCGCCATTGGCGGCCGTGTGCAGCGCGCCGGCGACACCATGAGCGGACGTCTTCTGCTGGGCGCCGGCAATCCCGTGTCGAGCCTCGAAGCGGTCTGCAAGCAGTATGTCGACGCGCTGTGCGCGCAGGCGGCGCTGGGTGTGGCACCCGGCGCGCCGGTGACCTTGCAAAGCACGCTGGCGCAAACGATCACGACGACAGCCGTAGCGCAGGGCGTGGCGAACCCGGATGCCTTCGGTATCTTCAAGCCGACGCTCTATGTCAGCGGGTCCAATGACGGGATCCTGAATTATCAGGTCATCACCGCGACGCTGAACCTGAGCGGTTCGTTGAACAGCGTGGGCGGCGTGACGACGTCCAACCTCAACCTCGGTTCCTACCGGGGTAACGGGGCGGTGACCGGAAACGGGGTGCTGTCCGAGTACACAACCCAGTCGTCCCAGGTGAACAAGGGGCCGGGCGGCTTGATGTCGATCTACCTTGCCCCCCAGAATGTGATTTTTC